GTGGCTCTTCTGGTGTACGGGCCTGGCACCCCAAAATGTGACTGGCTGTGATCGTCGTTGAGGGGGTGGGTCGTGGCTGGTATGGGGCCTCCCCCGGCGGAGAACGCGCGGCGCCGGAACGCGACGGTGTCGATGACGCAGCTGCCGGCGGGTGGGCGCCGGGGTGAGCCGCCGCGGTGGCCGCTGTCGACCCGCCGGGACCCGGATGTGGCGATGCTGGAGGGCGACATCTGGCGGTCGTTGTGGGCCACTCCGCAGGCTGTGGCGTGGGAGCAGTTGGGGTGGACGCGGTCGGTGGCCCGGTACGCGCGGATGCTGTGTGACTTCGAGTCCGGCGGCGACGCGGGTGACATGAAGGTCGCGGCGGAGGTCCGGCAGATGGAGGACCGGCTGGGGTTGTCGCCGCTGGCTCTGCTGCGTCTGCGGTGGAAGGTCACCGAGGACGAGGTGGCGGAGCGGCGCGAGGAGAGGGTGTCTCCGGCGAAGTCGACGCGCAGGTTGAAGGCGGTTGACCCGGATGCCTTGGCGGGGACCTGAGCATCCGGGCGAGTTCCCGACTCTCGGCTATGTGGTGGCGGATTGGATCGAGCGGTGGTGCCGGGTCCCGGACGGTGATCATGCGGGTGAGCCGTTTGTTCTGACGGACGAGATGCTGCGGTTCCTGCTGTGGCACTACCGGTTGAAGTCGGCCGCGTCGGTTGGGGAGTTCGCGACGGCGTTCCATTTCCGCCGGTCGCAGTTGGTGCGTCCGCAGAAGTGGGGCAAGGGCCCGTTCTCGGCGGCGATGATCTGCGCGGAGGCTGTGGGCCCGGCGCTGTTCGCGGGCTGGGACGGGCTCGGTGAGCCGGTGGGCCGCCCGTGGCCGACTCCGCTGATCCAGATCACGGCGAACTCCGAGGATCAGACGGACAACGTGTACCGGGCGTTGACGCCGATGATCGAGCTCGGGCCGCTGGCGGATGTGATCCCGGATACGGGTGAGACGCGGATCAACCTGCCGGGTGGTGGCCGGATCGATCCTGTCACGAGCAAGGCGCGGTCTCGGCTGGGTCAGCGGGTGACGTTCGTGGTGCAGGACGAGACGGGCTTGTGGACGCCGCAGTCGGGGATGGTGGCGCTGGCGGAGACGCAGCGCCGCGGCCTGGCCGGCATGGGCGGCAGGTCTGTGGAGACGACGAACGCGTGGGATCCGGCGGAGAACTCGGTGGCGCAGCGGACGTCGGAGTCTCTGGTGACGGACGTGTTCCGGGATCACCGTATGGCGCCGAAGAACCTGTCGTACCGGAACAAGGTGGAGCGGCGGCGGATCCACCGGGCGGTGTACGGCGACTCGTGGTGGGTGAACCTCGACGCGATCGAGGCCGAGGCCGCGGAGCTGCTGGAGACGGACCCTGGGCAGGCGGAGCGGTTCTTCGGGAACCGGATCGTCGCCGGCCTGAACTCGTTTCTGCCGGATGGTGCGTGGGCGGCGCGGGAGGTTCTGCGGGCGGCGCCGACATCGGGCCCTGTGTGCTTGGCGTTCGATGGTTCCGACTCGGATGACTGGACGTCGATCCGCGCGGAGACGATGGACGGGTGGCAGTTCACGCCGTTGGTGGGGCCGGATGCGCGTCCGTCGGTGTGGAATCCGGCGGAGTTCGGTGGCCGGATCCCGCGGGGTGAGGTCGACGCGGCGGTGGACGAGTTGTTCGGCCGGTTCGATGTGGTGCGCATGTACTGCGACCCGCCGGATTGGTCGACGGAGGTGGAGAACTGGGCGTTGCAGCACGGCGAGGCCGTGGTGGCGTGGCCGACGTACCGGGTGACGCAGATGCACGCGGTGCTGGAGCGGTTCTTGACGGATTTGTCGACGGGCCGGTTGACGCATGACGGGTGTCTGATTGCGGCGACGCATCTGCAGAACGCGCGGAAGATCGCGAAGGCGGGACAGAAGTACCTGCTGGGGAAGCCGACGCAGCACCAGAAGATCGACCATGCGATGACCAGCACGCTGGTCCACGAGGCCGTGTGTGATGCGCTCGCCGCGGGTTGGACGGACGTTCCGCAGGACCGTCGTGTGATCGTGTTCCGTTGAGGATGGGGAGGACCTGTGGCCCTGTCTGAGGAGGAGCTGGACACGTTCCGGCGGCTGGAGACGCGGCTGGGGCAGGCGCGGAGGGATCACGTCGATTCGCGTGGCCGCCGGCAGTTCGGGTTGGAGACGCTGGACGACTACTACGAGCTGCAGCAGCGGATCCGGCAGCTGGGTTTGGCGGTTCCTCCGGAGCTCGAGGACTTCCTTGTCGTCGCGAACTGGTGCAGGACTGCGGCGGATGCGATCGAGGAGCGGGTGGACCTGGAGGGGTTCCGGCTGCCGGGTGAGGACACGGCGGATGACGAGCTGTGGGACATCTGGCAGGCGAATGACATGGACGAGGAGTCCCAGTTGGCGCATCTCGATGCGCTGGTGCTGGGCCGCTCGTACGTCTGTGTCGGCGCGGGGGACAAGGGTCCCGCTGCGGACGAGGTGGATCACGACTCGGGTGTGCCGCTGATTACGGTGGAGTCTCCGTTCGAGATGATCCACGAGAATGATCCGCGGACCCGGCAGCCGAGCGCTCTGGTGAAGGTGTACCGGGACGGCCCGGATCGGCTGGGGACGCTGTACCTGCCGAACTCGACGTCGTGGCTGCGGTGGTCTGCGGGTGCGGGTGGTCGCCGCGGGTGGGTGGAGGACGACCGGGACGATCACATGCTGGGGACGCCGCCGGGGTCGGTGCTGTTGAACCGGACGCGGGTGGCGAACCGGTACGGCGTGTCGGAGCTGGTGGACGTGATTCCGCTGGTGGATGCGGCGTCGCGGGCGTTGACGAACGCGCAGGTCGCGACGGAGACCCTTGCGGTTCCCGCCCGGTACGTGTTCGGCGCTACGCAGGACGACTTCGTGGACTCGAAGACGGGTGAGCAGATCCCGGCGTGGGAGTCGTACTTCGGCCGGTACCTGGCCATGGCGAACGAGAAGGCGTCCGCGGGGCAGTTCTCGGCGGCGGATCTGGCGAACTTCAAGACGATCGTGGACCACTACGGGCAGATCGTGTCCGGGTTGAAGGGTCTTCCGACGCGGTACCTGGGTTTGACGACTGCGAATCCGCCGTCGGCGGATGGGATCCGCGCCGATGAGGCGCGTCTGGTCAAGACGGCGGAGCGTCGTCACCGGTCGTGGGGTGGTGGGCACGAGCGGACGATGCGGATTTCGCGCCGGTTCATCGACGGCGCGTGGGATCCGAGGTTGAAGAACATGGAGACGCTGTGGCGGGATCCTGCGACGCCGACGCGGGCGCAGGCCGCTGACGCTGCGGTGAAGCTGCATCAGGCTGGGATCCTTCCGCTGGAGGCGACGTGGGAGGAGCTGGGGTATTCGGCGACGCGGCGGAAGAAGCTGCGGGAGCAGTTCGCGGCGCAGGCGCAGGATCCGGTGTTGGAGCGGGTGGCGCGTGAACTCGCCGGCAACCCGCAGCCCGCCCCGCCTGCGGGCCCGGTTTTGAACGGTGCTGCGGGTGTTGCCTGACGCTGCTGTGGCGCATTACCGGGCGCAGCAGCGGTTGACCGTGGCGGCGTCGGCGGCGGCGCGTAGGGCGTGGCGGCGGATGTCCGGCGAGTTCGACGCGTCGTGGCCTGCGGTGCAGCGGGATCTGCTGATCGTGGTCTCTGCGGCGCAGCTTGGTGCGGCCAGGAACGGCGCCGGGTATGTGCCGGCGGTGTTGGCGGAGACGGGGCAGCCGGACGGCGCGGTGGGTGAGGTCGACCCGCGGGCGTTTGTCGGTGTCGCGTCGGACGGACGTGAGCTCGGGCCGTTGCTGTACGGGGCGGTGACGACCGCGAAGGACGCGGCTCGGGGCACGATCACGACCGACGGTGGGGTGACCACGTACTTCCCGGGTGTCGGCGCGCAGGAGGCGTTGGCGCGGGGTGGCCGGTGGCTGGACATGGCCGTGTGGACGCAGGTCGCGGACGCGGCCCGTGGTGCGACTCATGTCGGGATCGTTGCCCGGCCGCAGATCGGCGGCTACGTACGGATGCTGAACCCCCCCTCGTGCTCGCGGTGCGTAGTGCTTACCGGAAAGTGGTACCGGTTCAATCAAGGGTTCAGACGCCACAACCGCTGCGACTGTGTACATATCCCTGTTTCGGAGAACCGGGCCGGGGATTTCCGCACCGACCCGAAGGCGTACTTCGAATCGCTGTCTAAGACGGATCAGGACCGGATCTTCACGAACGCGGGGGCGGAGTCGATCCGCCTCGGCGCGGACATCGGGCAAGTCGTCAACGCCAGGCGCGGCGCACGGGGCCTGACCCCCGCCGGCGCCAGGGTCACGGCCGAGGAGGCGCGGATCCTGCGCGGCGGCCTGGAACGTGGCCACCTGCAGACGGTCGACGTGTTCGGCCGCCAGGTGTTCACGACTACGGAGGGCACGACGCGCCGCGGCGTGGCGAGTGTGCGGCTCGGTGCGTGGGAGGACGGTGTGAAGGTGCCGGGGGCCCGGTACCGGTCCTCGAGGACACCGCGGCTGATGCCGGAGTCGCTGCTTGAACTGTCGGCCGGGAACCGTGACGAGGCTGTCCGCCTCCTCCGCCACTTCGGTTACATCCTCTAGGGAGCCGGCATGCGCGCCAGGATCGTTTCGCTGCTCAGCCTGCTGCTGGCACTCGTCCCCGCATCCCCGGCCGGGGCGACTCCGGCGCCGGGGTTCACGCACACGCCCGCGGTGGTGGGTCAGGTGGTGACGTTCACCGCGGACCCGGCGTCCTGCGACACGTCCTACTGCAGCTACGCGTGGAAGCACGTGAACGGCACCCGGTACGGGGCGCGGATCGGCGAGGGCGTCGGCCTGACCTCGGTGAGGTACGTCTTCTCGAAGGCCGGGGTGACCGCGGTGTCGTTGACGGTCACGAACAACACCAACTGCCGCAGGCCGGGCCCGTCGGGGCCGTGCAGCGCGACCGTGACGCGTTCGTTCACCGTCGCCGCGGCCTGAGCAGTCCCCTAGACCATCCGGCGCCGCAACGGGGCCGGACTTTCCCGAAACGGGAGCACCGCATGACCCAGCCCGACCCGAACAGCCCTGCCCTGACCGACCCTACGCAGCCGGACCCCAAGCCCGAAACGGGTGAGAAGGACTGGCAGGCCGAGGCGGAGAAGTACAAGGCGCTGTCGCGGAAGAACGAGGCGCAGGCCAAGTCGAACGCCGACGCGGCCAGGCGGCTCACGGAGATCGAAGAGGCGCAGAAGACGGCGGAGCAGAAGGCCGCGGAGCGGCTGGCTGCCGCCGAGGCGCGGGCGTCCGAAATGGAGGCTCGGGCGTTGCGCGCGGAGGTCGTCGCAGAGAAGCAGGTCCCCGCGAACCTCGCCAAGTTCGTGACCGGCAGCAACCGGGAGGAGTTGGCGGCGGCGGCGGACGATCTCCTCGCCGCGATCCCCGCCAAGCCGGGTTTGAAGGCGGATCTGTCGCAGGGCGCCCGCGGCTCCGAGCCCGTCAAGGGCGAAGCCGGTCGGGCCGAGGC